CGCGAATCTGCCCCTGAAATTGATAGGTCGAGCATCTTTACCAAGATGCGCGATACAGTCACTTGTGCTTATGACAAAGTGCGCGATTACGCTCTGCATTCAGCCAATATGAGTAAAGAGTGTGCATCGCCATCAATGGTGTCAGAATGGGATGGATTTCTTTGCCACACGGCGAGTGCGTACCCAAGTGAGGAAATTTACGACCTTGTTAACAACATTGTTGCTGACGCACAGTCTGATGGATACAGCAAAATGGTTTTGTTGTGTCCGTTCCTTGTTGGTGACTTTCCTGGTATCGAATTTGTGAAGATGAATGAAAGTGATGATGACACCTTCATCGTTGTTTTCGGCAATATTCACGTTCGGATGCTGAAACAATTACTTGGTGCGAGGGTTTACATCATTTCTTATCCTGAGGAAGGTGAAGAAGGCTATGAGGCGTCAAATGGCACGTTTGTTCGATGTCATCTCCCCGATCTTAGTTTGGTGGACCGTTTCATACCTGGTTTCCTGCACTCGGAAAAACTGTATTCACAATGCGATGAATATGGCATCAGGGTGTGTGGTAGCCAATCTTTCACGACCAACCCACAGCGTATGATTGACCTTGGCGTCAACGCCGACAGGTTGCATGAACCATTTGTTGGCTTGAAGCCCGCATCGTGCCTCATTGTGACGCGATTGACCAAGCCAACTCTTTGGAGAAATGGCGCTGTTATTTCCCGGCAGGCGCAAATTAACCCTGAATTTGCCAAGCGTCTCACGACTTCATTACTGGCTATGGGTGACCGCTCCGCGAAGAGCGTCTCGCGAGTTGTATCAAACAACATGTCAGCAACTGGAGCTTCACTTGGATCAGCGACTGCTACTCTCAAAGGAGTGGTGAATGGTGTCAAGGAATTCGAAGCAACGAATTTAAACGTGTTTGGAGCACGAGACGTCCCCTCGTGCTACAGCCTGATGTCAACGGGCTTATCGACCCTTACAACATGGACAGTGAGTTTGATAACGGGAATGATATCGCTACTCTTTCACATCATGTTGGCTCTATTTGCCTGGGTGTCGGAAGTCACAGCTCATTGGGCGTACAACATAGCGTGCGAGCTACTTGTCGCGGTAAAGACATTCGATTGGCAGACTTGCAAGCGGATGGTAAAATATGCAATTGTATTAGCCAAAGCAGGCGTGGGTGTCTGTATAGTGGGATTTGCTTTTCTGTTAACCACAGCGTTAGCAATTGCGCTACCAATTTTGTCAATAGTTTGCATAATCGCCATCTTAAAATGCCTGTTAATAAATGTGTTCGGGTCCCTAATTTACGTGTTGGTATTGATCCTTTAATTGAAGTTGCCCTTGCAATCTACTCTGTGGAATATGCCCATTGGGTCGACGAGTGGATCAGCAAATGGCCCGAGAAGAAGCGTGTGATGATTTTGTTGTCACAGGAATTCGATCAAATCAAACCGGACAAAGTCAAAGCGTTTGTCAAGAAGGAAGTGACGAAGGGCAAGATGCCAACCAAAGCTCGAGCAATACAGGCCTACGTGAACGATGCGACAGCAGCTTTTGTCGCCCCCAAATTTTACTCAATGCAAAAAGCAATCGCCGAGGCTTCCCTACAATCGTATAGGGTTCGCGGGGTCGACACTACGACCACTTTTGCTAGCGGAATGTCACATGACGACATTTCAAGGTGGATGGAAACAAAACTTTCATGCACTTCAAGTAACCGTTGGATCGTTGAGGTTGATGGCAAGAATTGGGATGCAACGATGCAAAACCCTTTGTTGAATTGGTGCCAAGATATGGTGTATAAGAAATTTGATCCAGAAGTTGCAAAATTTGCAAAACAAGGAAATGATGTTCGTGGTAGTTTTCTTGATCGGAAAAACGGTGTCACTGTCAATTACAAGGCAGTGGGCACTCGTAAATCAGGCCACAATGACACTTCTACTGGCAACACAATAATCAACATGAGCATCACACTTGAGGCAGCACTGTCGCTTGACCATGTCACAGCGGTGCATGGCATTTTCAGTGGCGATGACTCGCTGTACATCATCGATTTTGACAAAGAAGTTGGTAACCCGTATCCCAGGATTGCAAAATCCCTACAATCTTTTGGCATTCAACCAGAGGGTGAGGCATTTCGTGATCCATTGGACGTCTCTTTTATCTCAGGCGAGTTCTATCCAACAGCAATGGGCTATGCCTTCGGGCCAAAGTGTGGCAAGCTCCTCGCTGGTCTCTTTTGCACGGTCAAAGATGTCCCATTGAAGAAATTGGCAGCTTACAATTCGTCAATTGCTCGCTCTTTCTTGCCCCTCTATTCACGAGCCCCTTTGGTGGGCGAGTGGCTTCGTATGCATATTGTTACAGATGCGCATTACACACACGAGAAATACGTCAAGGATTTATCTGTTGACCGAGGCATACTTTGGGAACTTGCTTTCCTACACAAGTATGGATTGGTGCGTTGTAACTTTGGTGATTTAATTCGATACCTGCACGGACTGAGAAAGTCCACGGGTATCATTGTTAATGAACCAGTTGTAACACACATGATTGAACGAGACATGGCCGATCCAATCGATCGGATAAATCGTTCATTCAGTTGGGCCAAATAAAATACCACTAAGGAGTGGGGGTAGTCTTGTTAATGGTTGGTGACTCTGGATTAATTCGCAGTAATAC